AAGTGATAATTTAACTGCTGCGATAATGCAAACAAAAACTTTAGGTGATGCTGCAAAATCAATATTGAATGATTTAAGTTCTACTCTTATAAGACTTGGTGTAAATACAATTTTAGGAAATTTACCAGGCATAGGAAGTGCATTTAGCGCCTTACCGATGTTAAAATTTGCAAATGGTGGCCGACCTCCAACTGGTAAACCTTCAATAGTAGGAGAAAAAGGCCCAGAACTATTCGTACCAAGGAGATCAGGCACAATAGTACCTAACGACAAACTAGGAGGAGGTAGTACAAATATCAGCGTGAATGTAGATGCTTCTGGATCGTCTGTTCAAGGTGATGAGCAGCAAAGTAAAGAACTTGGCAAGGCTATCTCAGCAGCGATACAATCGGAATTATTAAAACAAAGACGACCAGGAGGTTTATTAAGATAATGGCTACTTTTCCTGATTACAACCCTGTCTTTTCTGCAAGTAAAACTGATATTACTAATACTAGGACAGTTCAGTTTGGTGACGGCTATCAGCAGAGATTTACTTTTGGTATAAATCAAAAGGCAAAACAATGGAGCTTGACATTTAATATTGACGATGAAGATGCAACTGAGATTGAAACATTTTTAGAAGCAAGAAAAGTTGATGGTGCATCATTTGATTGGTCACCTCCAGATTCATCTACTACATTTAAATGGATATGCCCTTCTTTTACTAAAGAAATATTTGAATTTAATAGAAATAGAATAAATGCAACATTTACACAAGTATTTGAACCCTAATGGCAAATCCTGTATCTGAAACCCAAGCAATAAATCCTGGGTCACTCATTGAATTATTTGAACTGACAACAGATGCAGCCTTACACGGATCAGCAACTACTTATAGGTTTCATGCTGGTACGAATGAAGTAAATAATGGAAATATTATTTGGGCTGGTAATACTTATATCGCACTACCACTGGAAGCTGATGGTTTTAAATATAGCAGAGGTCAACTACCCAGACCTACACTGACGTTTAGTAATGCTACCAATATTATTACAGCTATTTTATTGAACGTAAATACAGTAACTCCAGGGAATGATCTTACTGGAGCGATAGTAAAAAGAAGAACTACTTTAGCAAAATTTTTAGATGCTGCTAACTTTGATCCTGTTGCTACAACAAGCACAGTAACTTCAACTATTGCCGATCCATCTGACGTAGAGACTGTCACATATACTGTCACAGTAGTAAATGTTGGTGGTTCTAATTATTTTGCTATTAATGGTGTTACTAACCCTGTTCTTACTATGAAACGTGCATCAACTTATATTTTTAATCAGTCTGATAGTTCTAATGTTGGACATCCTTTGCGAATAAAATCTGATGCTGGAGGGCAGCAAACAACAATTAATGCTGGAACGCTTGGGACAGATGCGACAGTAACTTATCAACCAGCATATCCAACTGCTCCAAATGATCTGAGATATTACTGCACAGTTCATGGAAATGGCATGGGAAATACAATTACGATGAACAATCCAAATACGATTCAGCAACAAACAAGTGTAACTTCTACAAGTCAATCAAATCCTTACGGAACTCCAGACCCTACAGCAGAATATCCTCAAGAAATTTATAAAATTGATAGAAAATCAGCAGAAAACAGAGCAGTTGTACAGTTTGAACTTGCTGCTTCTTTTGATTTAGCAAATATAAGAATCCCACTAAGAGTATGTACTAAAGAATTATTCCCTTCTATTGGTACATTTGTACAATGATTGATTGGAAAGAAGCTGCTCTTAGTCACGCAAAAGTTGAAGATCCAAAAGAATCTGTTGGTCTTTTGCTGAATGTAAAAGGTAAGGAAAGATATTATCCCTGCAATAATCTTTCTATGACTTCATATCAATGCTTTGTTCTTGATCCAGTTGATTATGTACAAGCTGATTCTATAGGTGAGATAACAGCTATCATTCATAGCCATCCAGTTACACCTCCAACTCCTAGCCAAGCAGATTTAATTAGTTGTGAAGATTCTAATTTACCTTGGCATATTGTTAATCCAAAAACAGAACAATGGGGTTACTGCGAACCAAGTGGATACAAACCTCCTTTATTAGGAAGAGAATGGGTGTGGGGTCTAACAGACTGCTTAAGTCTAGTAACTGATTGGTATTCAGAAGAAAGAGGAATTGAAATAAAAAAAGCTACAAGACCTTCAACTCCTGATGAGTTTATAGAAAATCCACAGTCAAAAGAAGATGGTGACTTTAATAATTATCTATTGAATGTAGGATTTCGTTTATTGACTCCAGATGAAAAATTAGAAAATGGTGATGTTTTAGCGATGAGTATTTTAGGAAAGGGATTAAATCATGTGGCTATTTTCTTGGATGGGGATGTTTTACATCATTTAGGAGATAGACTATCTTGTAGAGAGCCATACTCACCTTGGTTGTTGAAATGTACAGGAGGGCGGTATCGTTATGCTGCGTAAACTAAAGCTATATGGAGAATTGGCTAAATTTATAGGCCATAAAGAATTTGAGATAAAGGTGCATAATTTACCTCAAGCTATCAGTTTTTTAGTAAATAATTTTCCAGGGGTTGAGGCTTATATGAATCCCAAACTTTATCAAGTAAGGATTGGCAACTATGAGATCAATAAAGATGAAATAGATTATCCGATAGGGCAACAGGATATTCATATCGTTCCAGTAATATCTGGAGCAGGAGGTGGCTTTGGTCGTTTTCTTACAGGAGCATTTTTAATTGGTGCGTCATTCTTCTTCCCAGGTGCAGGATTGTTTGGAACCACTGGATTACTAGGTGCTGGTGCTGCTGGAGCAGGAATTGGTACAGCTATTGGTACAGGTTTAAGTGCTATTGGTGCTGGTTTAGTTCTTTCGGGTGTTAGTGAAATGTTATATCCAACCCAAACTCCAGAATTTGAAGATAATCCACAAATATCATTTAGTTTTTCTGGAACGCAGAATACAGCAAGGGCTGGTACTCCAGTTCCTATTGTTTATGGTGAAATATTTACAGGATCAGTCGTTATAAGTGGTGATGTAGACACAGTTGCGGTACAGGCATGACCGATAAAAATAAGTACATTATTGGATCTGGCGGTGGCGGTAAAGGCGGTGGTGGAGGTGGCGAACCACCAACTATTGCTAAAGATAATTTACATAGTAAGCAGTTTGCTACTTTTATTGACTTAATCTCTGAAGGAGAGATAGAAGGTTTTGCAACCGCTTCAAAAGAAGGAAGAACTAAAGGTACAACTGCATATCTCAATGCTGCAAAGAAAGATGTTTTCCTAGACAACACACCTATATTGCAAGCCAATGCAAACTCAGCCAATCCATCAATTTCTCAATTTAACCACAAAAATGTAGGTTTCGATGCTCGTTTTGGTACAGGAAACCAAAGCAAAATGAGCGGAGTACGAGGTAGTGCTTCCAACTTTGGTGTTGGAGTAGAGGTTAAACAGGGTAATGCTAACGCTGTAACAAGACAGCTAACAAATAATACTGATTTAGATGCAGTAAGAGTAACTGTCACTGTTCCTGCTTTACAAGAACAAAAAGATGATGGAGATGTAGTTGGTTCTCAAATTACTCTACAAATTCAAATTCAAAACAATGGAGGCGGTTTTGTAACTAAAGTTAGCGATACTATTAAAGGTAGAACAGCAGATGCTTATAACAGAGATTACAGAATTAATTTAAGTGGTGCTCATCCCATAGATGTAAGAGTTATTAAAACTTCTGCTGATAGCACAGACAGAATCCAAAGAGATTTAAACTGGCAATCATATACAGAACTTATAGATGATTCCAACAGATATTTAGATAGTGCATATACAAAATTAAGATTAGATTCAGAATTTTTTACTAGAATTCCTAGCAGAAAGTTTAGAATCCGAGGAGTAAAAGTAAGAATCCCAGGTGCAGGAGCTAGTGGATCGGGCACTCCAACTGTAGATTTACAAACTGGAAGAGTAGTTTATCCTGCTGGTTATATTTTTAATGGTGTTATGGGTGCTGCTCAATGGACAACGTGCCCTGCT